CTTCTTGGACTTAATGACGGCCTCCTGCACCTCGAAGTAAGCGCCGGCATTCATTGACTCGATCTTGAGTTCGAGCAGGCGCTTGACCGACTGCGCCAGCGATTTCTGAACTTCACGCACGCAGACCGACCGGCTGGACTGGTCCATGATGTGCGCCTCGATCAGCATCTCGGCAAAGGTGTGCGACTTGCCCGAGCCACGGCCGCCGTGCGCGCCTTTGTAGCGTGCCGGCTCCAGCAGCGGCAGCGCCCACTCAGGCGTCTGAATTTTCAGCGTCTGCTTTGCCACGGATGACCACTCGTTCGATCTTCGCAAACTCCAGGGGCGCGCCGTCTGCGCCGGTCAGCTCGTGCGCCTGGGTTTCCTTCCACTTCATCTGGGTCTTGGACCACCAGATCATGGCCGCCGTGTCGCCGCCCATTGCCTTCTGGAACAGAGTGCGACCGACGCCAGAGTTGGCCTTGGCCTTGCCGGCCACCAGCTCGGTGGAAAAGTGCTTGCGCAGCGTGTCGGTGTCGATGCCGCCGCGCACCAAGATGGCGATCTGCTCGATTGGCAGGCCGTAGCCTGACATTGCCTCGACCTGTTTGCGCTCTGCTTCGGTCGGCTCAAAGGCCATCCGACCAGCGTTTTTCCGTGCGCCGCCGTTGTTTTTCCGGCCATCCGGCTTTTTTAGAACCGATTTTTCAATTGTGGGTTTTCGTGCTGCCATCTTTAACCTCCGCGAAAGGTTTTCCGGTTTCTGCGTGTGTTGCGATTTTGCCAGTGAAGTCCTGCCAGCGTTTGATGATGACATCGCAGTATTTGGGGTCCAGCTCCATCAAGCGGGCGTGGCGGTTAGTTTTGTCGCAGGCGATCAGGGTGCTGCCGCTTCCGCCGAACAGGTCAAGCACCACGCTGTTCTTGTGGTACGTGTTCAGAATATCCTCGATCAAACCGACGGGCTTTTCGCAAGAATGAACGGTCTTGTGGACTCGGGCGTGATCCCAAACATCGGCTGGTGCCGTGCTTGGGTAAACAGGCTTTCCGTTCAGGCAGAGATAGAAAGGCTCATGCTTGGGGCGTGAGTAGTAACCGATGCCAAAATTGTTTTTGACCCAAATGTGCATGGCTTGAATCTTGAAGAATTTTTGCAGCGAACGCTCAAACGCGCCGATCTTGGACCAGCCAGTCCACACAAACGCATAAGTGTCCGGCTTCATCGCCGTTAGTGCTGCACCAAACACGCCATCAAGAAAGTCATCAAACTCTGCGCCGTCCAAGTTGTCGTTCAGAATAATGTCGTGCGTTCCGCGCTGCGGCTTAAAGTTGATGCCATAAGGTGGGTCGGTGAACAGCACGTCTGCCTTCACGCCATCCATGAGCTTGTCCACCGCATCGATGCTGGTCGAATCGCCACACATCAGTCGGTGCTTGCCAAGCACCCACACATCGCCCAGCACCGTGACCGGCTCGGCTGGTGGATCTGGCGTCGCATCCTCGTCAGTTTGACCAGGCTCGATTTGCACTGGCATCAGCGCCGCGATCTCCTCATAGGTAAACCCCACCAGATTCAGATCGAACCCAAGATCACCCAGCTCACCCAGCTCGAGCGCCAGCAGCTCGTTGTCCCATCCAGCGTTCAGCGCCAGCTTGTTGTCAGCGATGACGTAGGCGCGCTTCTGGGCATCGGTCCAGCCTGCCGCGACCATGACCGGCAATGATGCCATGCCGAGTTTGCGAGCAGCCATCACGCGACCATGACCGGCAATGATGCTACCGGACTCGTCCACCAGGACAGCGGTCGTGAAGCCCCACTCGCGGATGCTTGCCGCGATCTGGGCCACCTGCTCCTCGCTGTGCGTGCGCGAGTTCTTGGCGTATGGCACCAGCTTTTCGATGGGCCACTGCTCGACCTTATCGGCTGGATTTGTTTTGTGGGATTTTGTGGTCATGCTGCATTCTCTCCTTTTTCGAGTCGGTTGGCCACCAGGGTGGCGTAGCCTGCGATGTCGACCCAGTTGTCGGCGTAGTTCGGATCGCCGTTGATGATCCTGGCGATCTTGTGGGCGATCATGTCCAATGCCTCGAGCTGGTCGGACTCCAGGTCTTTGCCGCGTGCTTTTGCCGCCGAGTGGATGACCTGCTTGATCACCTGACTGATCTCGGCATGGCCTTGGAAGCTGCCGTACCTGGCCTCGCGGCCGGCCAGCATCTCGTTCACGTTCGTCTGTGTCATGTTAGTGCTTCCTTACTTTCCTGTGGATAACTTTTTCTTGCGTCTCAACCTTCCTGCGGAATGAATTTGCGCCGCGTCGGAAGGGAACTGGGAACACACCTAAAGGTGTGTGTTCCGTTCCGTTCCCTTTTTCCGCCGTTTTGCCCAGGGAACTGAGTTCCGTTTTTTTCCGTTCCGTTCCCTTGTTCCCTTCTTGGGCCTGTGGATAACTCTGTGAATAACTCATTTCAGCGCTCCGACTTTCTGATCAGCATGGAGCTGGCCTGGGCATCGTTGACCACTATCCAGCCATGCTCGAAGGCCTCGATGATCTCGGCCACCAGCAGGTCTGCGATGGGTTTTCCGGTGGCGCTTGGCTTGATGTAGACCTTGGCCGATGCCTCGCTCACGTCCATTTTCTGGACCAGGTAGTCGACCATCGCCGACCTACTGATGTAGGGTAAACCATTACGCTCCTCGGCTCCTGATGACCACCAGGCGTTCTCAAAGGTCTTGCGATGGCTGTCGATCTTGCCGTCCTTTTTGGCGACCGTTGGTGCCTGAGCCTGAACGATGACGGCCGAGGTGACCGGCTGGTTGTCCTCGTCGTACCAGCCTGGGATGGTGACCTGCTGCAGCTCGACGTGGACGGTCTGGGCCAGCTCGGCGTCCTTGGACTTGCGCTGCACGATCTGCATGGGCACTCCATCCTTGCCTGGCACGATGCTGATTTCGATGTCCAGAGCGCCGCGCCAGGCGCTTGATCCGCGCGCCCTGTGCTGGGCTTCCTCGGCCACTCCTGTGTGGTGCACCAGGATCACGCTGCAGTTGAACTCCTGCATCAGGCTGTTACAGGCGTCCAGCATGGTCTTGGCATCCTGTGCGCTGTTCTCGTCGCCGGCCAAGAATCGGTGCAGGGTGTCGACCACGATGACGGCCGGCTTTTCCGGCAGCGTCCTGACCTGCTCGACAACCTGCAGGTAGCCGGTCGGGGTGTTGAGGTCGCAGCCGTCCTTGGACAGCCACATGGCCAGGTGTCCGGCCTGGTGCTGGTGCTTCCAGGCTGCGACGCGCCCACGCAGGCCGTGGTGGCCCTCACCGGCCAGATAAACCACATTGCCTGCTCGAACCTTCTGGCCAGCCCATTCAGGCGTTTGTGAGGCGATTCTGAGGCACCAGTCGAGCACCACGAAGGTCTTGCCGCCGCCAGATGGGCCGTGGACCATGATCAGCGCCTGGGACTGCAGCCAGCGCTTGACCAGCCAGGAGATCGGAGCCGGCTGGGCCGAAAAGTCGTCGGCCGGGATGAGCCAGTTGTTTTTGGGTGGGAGCAGGAGGCTGGCCAGATCGTGGCCTGCCTGGGCATAATCGTTTGCGTCTCCCTCGATTGGCGGCATGACCATCCTCGCTCCAAATTTGGCCGAGGCCTGTTCTGCATACCGCTGCCCAACTCCTGACTTGTCGTTGTCGGCCACGATGACAATGTCTTGGCTCGCGCCATACATCTCGCGCAGGATGCCTGTCACCGGCACCAGACTGCTGGCGCTGTAGGCCACCACCACCGGCCTGTTGGTCGTCTCATGGATGGTCGCTGCCGTAGCAAAACCCTCGGCCACAAACAGCGTGCCAGGCTCATCCAGTGAGCCTACCATCCAGAACTTTCCTCCTGTCTGGCCGCCTGGGTGGTACAGCTTGCCTCCGTCGTGCGAGATGTACTGCAGGGTGGCCAGGGTGCCGTCTTGGCCGTACAGCGGCACCACCAGACGACCGTCGCCGGTCACGCGCGCGCCATGCACGCCGATGCCCTTGCGCGCCAGGTATGGGTGCTCAGGACTGGCTGTCTGAGCCGAGGTCCAAATTGTCTCCACGGTCGCCGCGGCCACCTCGTGCTTGCGCTCCAGCTCGGCATCGCGCAGCGCCTTGGCCTCTGCCATGCGCCTTGCGTGCGCCATCTCCTCGGTGGCTGTCAGCTTGCGCCCGACCTCCGCACGCCATGTCACCTCGACACCTGCGCGCCAGCAGCCGAATCGGCCGGCTGGCACACCGTCGCCGAAGATCAGATACCAGCCTGGCTTGTCACCTCCGTGACTGCCGCTTCCCTTGGTGCCTGACTTAAACCTGTGAATCTTGCCGTCCAGCAGCAGCTCGTCTGGTGGCTCCAGGCCGGCCGCCAGCATGGCGTCGCGCAGTTGTTCTTCAGGTGGTGCGATGCGTTTTTCTGGTGGTGGCGACCAGGGGCCGCCGAAGACGTTGGAGAGGTCAGCCATGTGCCGCTGCCTCCTGCCGTGTCAGGTAGTCCGACAGCGCCTTCACAGTCTCGTACAGGGGCTTGGACTCGTCCTGCATGAAGCGGTAAACGGTCGCAGGATGCACGCCGGCATTCTCGGCCACCCTCTTCAGGTTGGCGTCTTCCAGCCTTTTCTTGATTTGCTCAACAGTCATCATAAGTTGCACCTCTGAAAATATTTTTGCGGGGGTGCTTGCACTGTACCAGATTTCTGGTTTAAGATGCAACCACTGCGCGAAAGGAATCGCCCGAAGGCGCAGCAACCCAAGAAGGAGAGCCACTCATGGCAATCAACGTGAAGACCACCGGCAGCCTGGCTGCCAACGGTGTGAAAGTCCTGGTCTATGGC